CCCCAAACATCTTTAGATTGAACGATATCATAACTTATCAAACATTCAGGGCACGTTTTATCAATCTTTGTATATAAGTTACGAACGTCCAACTGTGATGTTTTCTTCGGGAGTTTCAGGAAAAAGTACGGTGTAAAACTGGTCGTAACACATACAGACTTACCTTCCTTCGTTTTACCAAAAATACTAATCAAGTGTTCGTCCTCCGTGTCTTGTGTTTCCCAGGTCAATACTTGGAACACGACCATTTTATCTTATTACGTTAACGCCTGATTTTTTTAATATAGTATAGTAGTAAATATGTCAGCTGCTTTGATCGATCTCGTCTCAGTCGGTGCCCAGGATGTCTATATCACGGGCGATCCTCAAGTCTCTTTTTTTAGACAAAATTATAAACGTCACACAAACTTCGCCATTAAACCCGAACGTATGGATTACATCGGAACGTTTGGTGCGAGTAACGAAGTTGTTATTCCAATTAGATCCAAGGGGGATCTCTTAAGTTATGTATGGATTGAAAATGCCAATATTAATCTTAAAAATGATAACGCCGCAAGTTTGTTCAGTTCAGCGACTGCACCAACCGAATTTTCTTTGTATGTCGGTGGCCAGGAAGTATGTAAAATGGATTCTCTCTTTGTTGCGGGTGTCCATAATGTTCTTTACAATGAATCCCAGGCTAAAGCAACGTGTGCAACAACCTCATATGACAATGGTGAAAATGCCAGTTCCGGAAGTTACGTCATTCCATTCTTTTTCAGTGAAGACTGGACCAAATCCCTCCCACTCGTCGGTCTTCAATACCACGAAGTTGAAATTAGAATCAAGTTACACTCCGCATTCTCTACGGGTTCTACACCAAAGGTGTATGGATCTTATGTATACCTTGACACAGAAGAACGTGATTTTTTCGCAAATAACGAACACGAACTCCTCATTACACAAACACAATTCCAGCCAATGTCTGCTTCCGATACGTCGATTGATTTAACATACTTTAACCATCCAGTTAAGGCTGTACACATTGCATGTGCCGAAGACCACGCTACAAAGTACTCGTTCACGGACGCATCTTTGTACATTAACGGTACCACTCTTTTCGAAAACATGACGTATGAGTATTACAATAAAGTTGTACCATCGAGACACTGTTCAATTCTTTCATCAACTCTTGATAACGAACCAGTAACAACATGGCCATTCTGTCTTACGATGAACAAATCACAACCAACTGGATCTTTGAACTTTTCAAGAATTGACAACGCTAAAATTACAATTAATGGACCAGAATCGGGTGATACTCCAGCAGCTCTTAGAGCGTATGCGGTCAACTATAACATTCTCAGGATTAAGAATGGTATGGGTGGTGTCGCATTTGGTAACTAAATTAGTTCTTACCCGAAGATCCAAAACCTCGTTCACCACGTTTTGTTTCTTTTAATTCATCAACTTCCTCAATAAGTGGTGTTTCACACTTTTCCAAAATGAGTTGGGCGATTCTATCGCCTTGTTTAATTTCGAACGGTTCACTCCCATGATTAAACAAGATAACCTTCAATTCACCCGTATAATCCGGATCAATAACACCGGCACCCGTTTGAATACCGTGTTTTACACTTAAACCTGATCTGGGTGCAATACGACCATACACACCTTGTGGGATCGTTGCACAAATACCCGTACTTACAATACCACGTTCACATGCATTGATCGTCATATTTTCCATGCTATACAAATCGTACCCGACAGATCCAGGCGATGCGCGTGTCGGTAAAGTTGCTTCGAGAGTTAATCGTTTAATTCTAAGTGTTTCCATGTTTTTTATTATTCTAAGAGTTGTTTCTTTAAAACCATTTAAAATAGTGTAACGTATAATTAGAAATGAGTCTTAAGATTATTATGGGAAATATGTTTTCAGGAAAAACGTCCGAACTTATCCGACGTTTAAAACGGTACAAAGTTATAGGTAAACGTATCCTCGTTATAAACTCGAAAAAGGATACACGCGCTTCCGAAGACGTTTTACGTACCCATGATAATGTTCGTTTCGATTGTATAAAAACAAATAGTCTCGATGAAGTTGATTTTTCAAATGCAGACGTTATAGCCATAGACGAAGCTCAGTTTTTTACGGGTCTTAAAACGTTTGTTGAAAAGGTTCTCGATTCGGGTAAAACGATTTTACTCGCGGGTCTCGATGGCGATTATAAACAGAGAAAGATTGGTGAACTCATAGACTGTGTACCTCTCGCCGATAAAGTGTTTAAGATATCGGCGATGTGTATGGAGTGTATGGACGGTACACACGGACCCTTTACAAAACGTATCGTACAAAATGATGAACTCGAACTTGTTGGTGATCACGACATGTATAAAGCGGTGTGTCGAAAACATTTATAAGGAACAATGCATTTAAAAGAATTAAAAAATTACGTTCATATTTTACAAAAGGAAGTAAATTTACTACCAGAAACTTTCATACGAGACGATCCTCGTAAAGAAGGTGAATGGGTTGGTTCCGAATATCTAAAACAGGTTATGATGTTATACACAGACGGTAAATGTGGATGGTTGAAAGGTGGACAAGATCATGTTCAGGAATCATGGGTAAGTTGGCCACTCATATGGGGTGGTAATTTCATTACGAGTAATTGTAATTTATGTCCAGAAACAACAAAACTCTTATCTTCGATCGATGGTATACATGTAGCTGGGTTTTCATTAATGAAAGGGGGTGTAAAACTCAAAGAACACGTTGATTATGTAGGTGATGATTATATATTTACATATCATTTAGGTATTAAATGTCCAAAAAACTGTATACTTCATCATATAGAACTAGGTGAGGTTACAGAAGAAAATGGTAAACATATAATCATGAATGCTCGTAAAAAACACTGGGCTGAAAATCAATCGGACGAGGATAGAATTATTTTATATATGGAAATTTATAAAACCGATTAATATCTAAAATAAGAACAACACGCGTTTGTTCATCAGTTTTATCAACACTATGGTACCGTGCGTGATCAAAAAGAACATCTTCACCGGGTTTATGTTGATGAATATCAAACTCCGTGGTAAGATTACTCGTTCCTTCGAGTGTTAGGTGGTACCGTAACTGTAAATTACTCTCGGCCCGGTGTGCTGGTATAGACATTGGTCCTTCCATGACCGCAATCATGGCATGATCAACACACGGTACAGTTTTTAAAAATGTGTATAACTTTGGGAAATCGTGTATTTTATAGTAATAATAATTTTGATTATATTCAAACCATGGATCGAGGTCATGGAAATAATATTTTTGTTTATTTTTACATAAGGTATCGTATTCATTTTTTATATCGAAAAAGTGTTTCTGTACCCTCCATAAACCCGTGAAATCGTCGACTGAGTAATGTGGTTTATAAAAAAATAAGTCTACGAGTGAGTTTCGTATACCAACGAGTGGACGTAAAGGTGTTTGGAAATACAATCTATCTATAGGGTTTTTACAATAATCGTTTAGTAATAGTATAAGTGGTATCATAAGAAACCACATTTTTTTTGTTTACCTATAATAAATGCCAGGATATCCTAAACTCGAAAAATACGCACCAGAACAAAACGATAAAATCGATACGTTAGAAAAAAGGTTTCTTGGTTTGACCAATGTTCAAATAGGATTATTTAGTTTACCAGCCTTTATTGCTCTTTCCTCGGTTGTATTAATCGTTCTTAACAAAAAGGCCAGATATAACCCAGCCGTTCTCGTTTCTTTGATCATAAGTTTAATACACTTGTATCACCACTACACACTCGCTAAATTACAAAATAAATAATTTTATCCAGTAATTATATATGCGCGTTCGTTTAAAAAAAAGTCCGCGTTTTGATAAAAAGTTTAGAGTTACTTTTGAAAATGGGAAAATAGTTGATTTTGGGGCGAGAGGGTACTCAGACTATACGATACACAAAAACCCTTTACGTATGCGTTCATACGTAACGCGACACGGTGGGTTTGTTCCTCATATGGTACAAAAACAAACCGACCCTAAACTGGTTCATAAAAATATGCTCGATGTGACTCGAAGTGATAAAGAAAACTGGACAAAAACAGGTTTTTTTACCGCAGGATTTTGGTCGAGATGGCTTTTATGGAGTCATCCAGAATTTGAAGGTGCGAAAAAGATTATATCTAAGAAGTTTGATTTATCTTTTCTCTAAGACCACGACGTTTAAGGTTTGCTTTTAACGCGGTCATCAAATTTACGCGTGGGTCTCTTCTAGTTGGGACTGGTGGTGGAGGTGGAACAGATGGCGCACGTGGGACGGGTGGTGTGCGTGAAACTCGACGAACACGTGGAACATTTGGTTCCACGGTTCGTAAAAGTGATTTACACGTTCGTATAAGTTTTTTTGAATTTCGAACTCGAATTTCCAAAGCTGGTTGTCGCCGTCTTTGAATTTTCATTTTAAGTTCCTTTTCATTCAGGGGGACACGTTTGCCTTTTATTTTTTTAGTTACGCGAAGACCGAGACGTTTTGCTTCATTTTTTAACAAATCTATCTTCATTTATATTAACCAATATAATTTTATTTACTTAATATAAATGTCTAATTGCGCACCGGGTAATTTAGCTTCAACTTTATCTTGTTGTTTATGCTGTTTTTTCTTAGTATACAGGCCATCTTCCACCATGCTTAAAATGTTACCAACAAAACCACCTCATTTAGTATTGGCGTGTCTTCTCGCGTGTTGCTGCATGAGTTCACAAACAGCGACTTTAGGTAGTTGCGCGTACAATGCCGTAGTTCCAGAAAAGAAAGAAGAATAATTAGAAAAAATTGTCCGTTCTATACAATTTCGCCTGAAATGAACCCGTTTGTCCTAAAACCGAAACAGATTCATTTCCATAAAGTTCGCGACACCCAATATCGTCCATACAATCGCGATTATCAATTGTTACTGGGAGTGGATACACTTGATCACCTGGTGTTGTCGTGTAATAATGATATTGATCGCGTCTTCCCCTAACTTCTTTGCCGTATAAAGGTAATGTTTCTTCATCTGCGCCGATAAGAACCCCCATTTGTTGGACGTACCCAGGTTTATACTCTTTGATTGGTGGGTTTCTAAATTCCCTTTCAACTGGTATCTGAACTGGCACTTCTACTGGGACACCCACGGGTACACCAACTCTTTTTTTAATGACAATAGGGTTACGTACTTGGTACACAATTACAGCAATGAGTACCATTAACGCAATAAATAATAGTTTTTGTTGCGTTTTGTTTTTGATCTTCATTTATGTATACCAACATTATTTAACAAACCGTTTTCTAAGTTCATAAAGAGGTTCTAAATCAATTCTATTGAGTCTGTACTGAACAAGTAGCCATAGAAAAAATAAAATAGATTTTAAGAAATTGTTTGCCTCTGTATCGTCCATTTTATATATTGGACCCATAATACGTCCAAAGAATGTTTCATCTTTACTGTTCCCTGTTACGGCCATTTCCATCTGGGTCAATGCACACGTATCGTCATTGACCGACCAATGGAAAAATATGAATGGGACGAGAAGTGAGTAAAATTCGAGGTTTTGTTTATTCTTCATGAATGGTACAACCAACATGGTTATGAAAAAGAGTAAGTGAATGAAAAATATAATGTTCATATCTATTAGTATGAACGAAGAAAAGAAACTTCCAAAAATATGGCACCCACAACAGGAGAAAATACTAAAGGCCTGGGGTGAAGCCGCGGCGTGTTATAGGTACATGCACTACCAGGCATATTGTTCATTTAAAAATTTGAGTATGAAATTTACTATACCACTCATAATTGTAAGTACAGTTACAGGTACTGCTAACTTTGCACAAGAAACCTTCCCACCTTCCGTACAACCATTTGTACCTTCAGCTATTGGTGGTCTAAATTTAATCACCGCCATTGCGACGACTATTATGCAGTTTCTTAAAATTAATGAACTTATGGAAGGTCACCGCGTTGCGTCCGTCCAATACGGTAAAATTTCACGAACAATTCGTCTTGAACTCACACTCCCACTTTCGGAAAGAACATTAAACGGTACAAATATGATTGAAAATATGCGTGCCGAATATGATAGACTTATTGAACAATCACCGAACGTACCCAAACAAATGATAGATGCATTTGAACGTGAGTTTCCAGATGATAATGCATTCTTCAAACCCGAAATTATGCATATACAGCCCATCATGCCTTTCAAAGCCATACAGGAAAACAAAGTTATGACAAAGTTAAAAGATGCCGTAGGAGGTGTTGCAAAACGAGAACTTAAACAGGAACTTGACGAGATACGTGGAGTAAAAAAAGCTGTTAAAGCCGATATAGAACGTGTACAAGAACGTAAGAATGAAATATCCGATTTAAAAGATAAGGGACTCGTAAGTTTGAAAGGTGATCTTATGAAAGAATTGCGTAGACGTACAGAACTCATGGAAGTTGTTACAGAATCACCGAAAGACGATTCACAAGATACGCCACCATAATAAATAGCGTAAAGTTAAAGACTGTAATGCACATCAAGTAAGGAAACAGTTTCCTTTTTAAAGGATCTATCACTCTCGTTTGAAGTGTATTATTTTCCATAATAATATCTAACGCCTGAGTAGCGAGATCCGCATCTTCAGTATCATTCGACATGAATGCCTTTGTTACAATACATAAACAAAAAAAGGTTGATCGTATTTCGCTCCATGACCGCGAAATAAAGGAAATTAAGTCTCTGTTAGAAGGCGGTAAGAATATATTTTTGTGTGGTGCGGCTGGTGTCGGAAAAACATTCGTTCTTAATAAAATTCTCGATGAGACAAATAGTATAGAAATATACGATGAAGTCTTACGTAAAAAAGATATATTCCTGGGTACGATAAAAAATTCAAATATGTATGCCTATATAGACGATTACGAATCCGATACAGCATATAAAAGTATAGTGGAAACCATATGTGAAGGTGGTCGTGTTACAAAAAAACCATTAATTGTTACGTCTAAAAATGTACACATGTTACCTAATTTTAAACTTGTATTCCTACCGAAACGTAAACCTGAAACTATTCAGTGGTTAAATAAAAATCATCCACGTTCAAAAATAGCGTCAGAAAAGTGTAAAGGAAATATAGGAAACTATTTTAATTACCTTGAATATAGCGACGAAAAGGATATTTTTAAATCATCAAAAGACATTATCGAAGATTTCTTTTGTAAACCGGGTACCGTAGATATAGAAGAAACGATACACGAACACGGTCATATTTGGGGTGCCGTACACGAAAATTATCTTGGGGCTAACCCGGAACACCCCGACAAAATCATGAATGCATTAATAAATGCAGATACGTTCGATACAGAACTGTATAAGGGTGAATGGGATTTCATGCCTTATTTTGTTTTGTACGCCATGAAAATACCAAAAATATATACGGGTAACACATTAATTGAACCCGATACAATACGACCGGGGAGTGCGTGGACAAAATATGGGAACCAGAAAATGCGTGAACAGAAGATTCGAAGTATACAGTCTCGTTCACAAACAAAAATGAACCATCACGAATTCATGCTTTTACGTGAGTATGCACAAAATGGTGACATCTCGAAGTTTAAAGAGTATAACTTATCACCCCAAGATTTTGATGTTATGAACCATCTTGGTTTACAGAACAAACTAAAACAACGAGAGGTTACTAAAATCAAAAAAATGATTAAAGAAGATAGTCTAAATTAACTAAAATGAATACAACTACCCCAGCTTCAGAAGAGGAAGAATATAAAGTGTCTCGGGTCGTTGGTAACGAAATTTTCTATTATGGAGAAATTACCGATGTAGATATTCTCGAGTTCATTGAAGATTTTAAGAAACTTGAAATTGATCTTCTTAAAAAGAAAGCAGAACTCATAGGGTATGAACCTATTATGTACCTTCACGTGTGTAGCGAAGGTGGTGATTTATTCGCGGGGTTAAGTGCTATGAACATTATAGAAAAATCACGTGTTAAAGTTGTTACTATAGCACAAGGTGTATGTTGTTCCGCGGCAACCTTTCTCCTTTTGGGTGGTCACGAACGTCGTATAGGTAAGAATGCACACGTTTTGATACACCAAATATCCACAAACGGGTTCTGGGGAAAATATGAAGAACTCAAGGATGAAATGAAATCGTGTGATAAACTCATGGATATGGTTACAAAAACGTATAAGGAAAAAACAACTATACCCCAAAAACAGTTTAAGAAAATTATGAAACGTGATGTGTATTTAGATCCACAAGAGTGTATCAAGTATAATGTCGTTCATTCGATTGATTAGATCCCGACTACAGACTTTTCAGACCCCTTCGGGGTCTGGGTCTGGGGGTCGTATCACTTTCACAGATCCCTACGGGTCTGGGGGTCGTATCACTTTCACAGATCCCTTCGGGATCTGGTGTCCACGTGTCTCTTATATAAACCGATAATGGTTGCTAGTATAAGAAATATACATAGAGTATTTGCATTTATAGGAATAACCGTGTTTTCCGGAGGCCTAAGTCGTTCCATTCGTTTATAATCTACAACTGGAATCATATCTACTACTATAATGGAAACAATTTTTAAAACGGATAAAAACGGCAATCAAAGGTACACGTCAATCAGAGTTCAAAAACTGAAAGACGGTACCGCCAATATTATTAAAGCAACAGGTGTTGTTGATGGTAAAGAATCTATCTCAACAACACACGTTCCGCTCGGGTACGAGAGTGCCCTGAAACGAGCAAAAACTATTTGGAAAAATTTACAAACCCCGGATGTTATGCCTATGTTGGCAAACAAATGGGACGATCGTAAAAAGTACATTTCGGAACCGTTCTACGTCCAACCGAAACTTGATGGAGTTCGATTACTCGTCTCGAATAAAGGTGGTATTTCACGTACGGGGAAACTCGTTCCGGGAACCGAGTATCTCGGTAAAGGTCTTAAGGACGGTGAGTACCTCGACGGTGAGTGTTACGATCCAAACAAAACGTTTGAGGAAATTACGAGTTTGTTTAAAACCGACCCGAAACAACTCGAGTTCTACGTCTTTGATTATTTCGACGTGAATCGTCCCGAATTACCGTTCGAGGAACGCAAAAAGTACGTCACGGTCGAAACGAAACTCGTTCGTAAGAAAACGTGTTTGAAACAGTTCCATGAAAACTTTGTTTCACAGGGGTACGAAGGGACCATGGTTCGCGAACCTTCGAGTGTGTATGAAAACGGGAAACGAAGTAATTACTTATTGAAATTCAAGGATTTCATGACGGAAGAATACGAAGTTGTCGGCGCAAAGACGGGACACGGTCGCGATGCAAATGCCGTCGTATGGGTGTGTAAAACCGAAAATGGAAGTACATTCTGTGTTCGACCCGAAGGTACGATCGAACAAAGAGAGTATTTTTACTCAAATAAAGAGATGTATATTGGAAAAATGTTAACCGTAAAGTTCCAAAACTTGACGGATCTCGGGATTCCGAGGTTTCCCGTCGGAATAGTATTTAGAGATTATGAGTGAGTATTGTAATAAATGAAAAGAGTTGCTATTGATATCGATGAAGTTCTCGTCTCGTTCGTAAGACCCATGGCAAAGTTCCGTGGGTACCGCATGCCGACCACCCAAAAGTACCCGTACGTCTATAAAGATATGTTTAACATTACCGAAACCGAATCGCGTAACATGGTCCATGATTTTTACGAATCCGAAGAGTTCTCGAAACTTAAACCGATCCCGGGCGTGTGTAAACAAATGGGACATTTACGCAAACACGCCGATAAAATGTATATCGTCACGGGTCGCCAAAGTTACGCGCGCGATCAAACCGAGAAATGGCTCGAGTATTGGTTCCCCAACACGTTCGATGATCTTATCATGACCAATAGTTATACGGACCACGAAATTGAGAAACACGAAATATGTCGTAGTCTCGCACTCGACTCGATCATTGATGATAGTTTCGACGTGTGTACCAAATGTAATCGTATCGGTATCGATTCGTATAATATCGTCGGGTACGGTAAAATACGGTACCCGTGGGCCATTGAATCGAGTATGCAAAGAGTTTGGGGTTAAAAAGAACAGTTTAATACTAAGTAAAATGTCGATCGGTATTATCGGAACCACGACCCAAACCCTTAAAATCACAAACAAAATTCAAAAGGTAAACAAAGTACACGCCTACGAT